ACTCAAGGTCATCAAGGAAATGTTTGAAGCAAGTGTTGATGGTCAAAGCTACGACACAGAACGTTGGGGTCAGTATTTCCGCCCAGCCGGTGTCAATGCTCCAGCAGGCAGTGCTACACCAGCACCAGCAACAGCCGTTGTTGATGGACACGGTGATGTTCATGAAGTTGAAGCCAAGTCAGCACCCGCAACAGCGGCATCAAGTGATTTTGATGATGAGCCAGCAGTGGCCAGTGCTCCGGTAGTGGCCAAACCATCTTCAGACAAAGCTCAAGACATCTTGGCTATGATTAGGGCCCGTCAAAAAGCGTAACAAATGCTATCGCATTTAGATCGCGTTTTGTTTCCAGACCGCTGTGAGGTAATTGAAGTCGTACGCTCACAGCGGTATGTCTATTCTATTTTTAAAAATGGTTCTTCTAGTTTACGTATTGCAGCAAGAAAGAACAATTGGCGAATTAAAATAAATGAACAAATTGCACAGCTCAATGAAATTGATGTGGTTATTAGACGTCCACTAGAAAGATTTGTTTCTGGAATCAATTCTTACGTTCAAATGACCAAGCGAGATAATCCTACGCTCGATACTGCAACAATATTATGGTTTGCAAAAAATTATTTGTTTTTAAATAGACATTATTGTCCTCAGTTGCATTGGTTATTGCATCTGTCTACATATACAAACAGTGATGCTCGATTAAATTTCATAGGAATGGATAGCATTGAATCTATTACCAGTTTACATGTACCACCAAACGGTGTGGATCCAGTGACACTGGAGATTCGAGAACAACTATTAAATTTAAAAAATAATGAAATGTATTTGAGAATAGACGAGATTATATTCAATTGTATCGGAAAATCATTGACATTTGAACAATTAATTCAGCATATTAAAACAGTTGATTTTGATGCATACAATTATATAATTGGTCATTCTCAAAAAATTTTAAATCCAACTTATGTATTGTCCTAGATTAGATCATTTTGTTCGATTTAATTCTAATGGCACCGTTAGTCGATGCGGACACATGGTCAACGCACCACAGTTTGCCACGCTTGAGGCAATGGAATCCAGTGAGTGGTTGATCAATGCTCGACACCTAATGACCAGCGGCCAGTGGCCTGATGAATGTGTGAGATGCCAAGAAACTGAACCCAACAGTATAAGACAGTATGCTATTGAGTTAGACAAACAAACCGTACAGACAGATTGGCTGCAAGTGGGCGGTGTATTAGATAATTTATGCAATGCCGCTTGTCAGACCTGTAACCAAAACCTAAGCACCAGAATAGGCAGTTTGACAGGTCCCGGATTTCCTATTATCAATAACATTGAACAATTTTATAACCTGCCACAAGAGCGTATTGTTCACTTGGATATCAATGGTGGCGAACCCAGTTACAGTAAAAATTATAAACGACTATTAAAAAATTTGCCGCCTAATCTCAAAACTTTACGACTCAATACAAATTGTAGCACAGTATTGACTGAACTGGTTGATATTGCCGCAAAAGGTATTGAAGTTACTGTTACTGCAAGTTGTGATGGCGTTGGATCTGTTTTTGAATTTGTTCGTTGGCCAATACTGTGGCCGGATTTTTACCGCAATCTAATGCAGTATAAAACAATGCCAGTCAAATTAAATTTATGGACCACAGTCAGCATATTAAATGTAGACGACCTACTCAACATTCAAAAGTTTGCCCAAGAACACAGTATTGAACACAGTTACGCTTATTTAACTACACCTATTGAGTTGAGTGTTGATAATACCGATGCTGTGGCAAGAGAAGCATATATAGCAAAACAAAAACAAATTAGAGGCATGCAATGAAAATAGCAATCACAGGACATACCGCCGGCATAGGACAAGCTCTTGCCAAGGAATACGTTCTTGATGGTCATGAAATTGTAGGGCTAAGTCAACGCGAAGGCAACAACATTCGCAACACACCTAAAATTTGTGATCAGATCGAACCGTGCGATGTATTTGTTAACAATGCTCAAGGCAGCTACTCTCAGACTGAATTGTTGTTTGAAATGGCCAAACGTTGGTCCGGCACCGGCAAACATATCATTGTTGTCAGCACTATGATGACACAAGAACCTGTATCGTCTTTGTCTGGACTTGACATGGACCATTATCGTTTGCAAAAAGTTACACTAGAAGAAGCAGTGCGCCAAATACGACATCGCCGACTCAAAGTAAAAATTACCATAGTTCGCCCTGGCAACATTGCCACAAGCCCAGATAAAACTGTTCCTCCTGCGGCTGATGTTGACAACTGGGCAAGAACATTGTTAGATCTACTAAACATGGCTACAAATAATAATTTAACAATTCCAGATATATCATTAGGGCCACTGAACCGATGAATCCAAAAGATGTATTGACAAACAAACATTTTTGTCCTATGCCCTGGACAGGATTGATGTATAACTTTGATGGCAAAGTTAAAAACTGTATTCGCAGTGATGGTAAAACTGGCCTCTTGGGTGATATTAAAAATTTACCTATAGAAGAAATACTGTTAGGACCTATTAATGTAACTAAACAAACAAATATAATAGCCAATGCTCCAGCCGCCGGCTGTCATACTTGTTATGAGCTAGAACATGGTAAAGAAGGGTTTGATATTATTAGTGATAGAATTTTCTACATACGAGAATTTAAAAAAACTCCTCTTGATACCTATCGAGTCAATAATTTTGATTTACAAACTATCGATGTACGCTGGACAAATTTGTGTAATTTTGCTTGTGTGTATTGTAGTCCTGAATTTAGCAGCAAATGGGCCAACGAATTAAATGCTGATATATCCACACCATTGGATGAACAACAAGCAAAATTTAAAGAATACATATTTAAACATGCCAAGCAATTGAAGCACGTTTATCTTGCCGGCGGCGAACCATTACTAATGAAAGAAAATTTAGAACTGCTGCAAGAATTAAATCCCGACGTTAATTTAAGGATAAACACTAACCTTAGCAAGGTGGATACTGGTGTGTTTGATGCAGTATGTCAATTCAAAAATGTCCATTGGACAGTGAGCGTTGAAACTATTGAACAAGAATTTGAATACATTAGATTTGGTGGCCGTTGGTCTGATTTTTTAGATAATCTAAATCGAATCAGACAACTGGATCATAAAATAAGTTTTAACATGTTATGGTTTTTGCTAAATTATGACACAGTATTTGAATGTGTTGATTACCTTAAAGTATTAGGATTCCACAACAACAGTTTTATTATTGGAGCACTACTAACTCCGGATTACCTAAATATTAGACATTTACCGGAAAATGTGTTACACTTGTTAGAGTTAAAACTACAATCAAAGATCGACGAGAATCCAGGATATCTGCTTGAAGATAGTTATCGGAACATGTTACACTATATAACGCAACCGATTGAAAAGAATTTGACAAATTCATTCAACCAACTGGCAGTAATGGATCAACGGCGTGGAGTAGACAGCAGTAAGATTTTTACAGAATTATACAAACTTAAAGAAGGAAAATAATCATGGCAAAACCATTTGACATCAGCAAGTTCCGCAAGGACATCACTAAAAGCATTGAAGGTTTGAGCATTGGATTTAATGATCCAACTGATTGGATCTCAACAGGCAACTTTGCCTTGAATTACCTTATATCAGGAGACTTTAACAAAGGTATTCCACTTGGTAAAGTAACTGTGTTTGCCGGAGAGTCGGGTGCAGGTAAAAGCTACATTTGTTCTGGTAACATTGTTCGACATGCACAAGAGCAAGGTATTTTTCCTATTCTAGTCGATACAGAAAACGCACTTGATGAAAAGTGGTTACATGCACTTGGCGTAGACACCAGCCCAGAAAAGTTGCTCAAGCTCAACATGGCCATGATTGATGACGTTGCTAAAACAATTTCAACATTTATGATCGACTATAAGGCATTACCAGACGGTGACCGTATGAAAGTGTTATTTGTTATTGACTCGTTGGGTATGTTGTTGACTCCAACCGACATGAATCAATTTGAAGCGGGTGATTTAAAAGGTGACATGGGTCGTAAGCCCAAAGCACTTACTGCACTTGTTCGTAACTGTGTAAACATGTTTGGTAGTTATAACGTAGGTATGGTATGTACCAATCACACTTATGCGTCACAAGATATGTTTGATCCAGATGATAAAATCTCAGGTGGTCAAGGCTTTATCTATGCATCAAGTATTGTGGTTGCTATGAAAAAAATGAAGCTGAAAGAAGATGAAGATGGTAATAAAGTGTCTGAAGTAAATGGTATTCGTGCCGGTTGTAAGATTATGAAAACACGATATGCTAAACCGTTTGAAGGTGTACAGGTTAAGATTCCTTATGCTACAGGTATGAGTCCATATTCGGGTATGGTTGATTTAGCAGAGAAAAAGGGCCTGCTTAAGAAAGAGGGCAACAGTTTGGTTTACACCACACTGGATGGAGAGATTATCAAACAGTTCCGTAAGAAGTGGGAAGCCAATGATGATGGATGCCTGGACAAAATTATTTCAGAGTTTGGTAAACAAGCTGTTGAAGCCGCTGAGCTAAGTATTGATGAAGACACTGCGGAGGAATAAGCATGAGTATAGAATTAAGCAAAGAAATTTGGGATGAACTCAAACGTTATGTAAATGTAGTGGATCGAGACGAAGCTGCAGAAACACTGATATCAGTATTAATTGACAATGACGTAAGTGCCGACGAAATCAAATCCACATTTAAAAGCGATAGTGACATCAAAAAAGCCTTGGCTAGTTATGTTGAAGATCATGACGACGTAGTCGACGAAGACGACGAAGACGACTTTGAAGAAGACGACGACTATTAATGTCTGACAAATATTTTCCAATTAAAAAAGGAGTTGCTTGTCAGCTTAAATGGACGTGGAATACCATTAAGTTACAGGAAGGGACGTCACAATCTTGCCATCGTGTTGACCCATTATTTTTAACTCCTGAAAATTTTAACAATTTCCATAACGACGAAAAGTGGCTGGAACAACGAAAACTGCAACTGGCTGGAAAATTTCCGCAGGGTGGTTGTCAGTATTGCGAAACTATTGAAAAAGCAGGTGGTGTCAGCGATAGAATGACCCATTTAAAAATACCAAATCTATATCCACTAGAGTTAGATACAGATCCAGAAGCTATACACGTTACTCCTCGAATTTTAGAAGTATTCCTTGACAATGTATGCAATCTAAGATGCATCTATTGTGATGAATCGAACAGTTCTCGTATAGAAGCAGAAAATAAAAAATTTGGCTACATAAAAGAATTTAAAAATCTAATGCCCGTACCTCGTCACAGCAATTTTGACGCATTGGTTGAAAAATTTTTTGCATATTTAGAAAATAACTATTCTGGATTGAGAAGGTTACAAATATTAGGTGGCGAGCCTTTTTATCAAAAAAGTTTTGATCGTTTGATTGCCTTTGTAAAACAAAACACCAACCCAGACCTTGAATTAAATATTGTTACCAGTTTGGCTATATCAAAACCAAGACTTGAGGAATTTGTTGAATCAATGAAACAATTATTGATACAACGAAAAATAGGACGTTTGGATATCATGGTCAGTTTAGATTGTTTTGGGGCCGAACAAGAATATGTTCGTTACGGGTTAGATTTAAAACAACTAAAAGAAAATTTTGAATTTTTAGTCGATCAAAAATGGATCATGCTCAATGTCAACAGCACAATTACGTCGTTGACTATTAAAACCATGCCAGCAATGATTGAATATCTTAATAATTTTAGAAAGCAAAGAAAAATACATCATAGTTTTGGCCATGTTGATAATAGACCGTGGCTACATTGTAGTGCGTTTGGTGCTGGATTTTTTGATTCAGAGTTCAATGAAGTGTTGGCTTGCCTGCCAGAAAAAACTGACTGGGATCAGAATATTAAAGATTATATGCATGGCTTACACAAGTCATTGTCTTTGTCTGAAATTGACTATGCAAAAATAAGCCAACTCAAAAGATTCCTTGCTGAAATCGATCGACGAAGAAATCTAGACTATACAAAAGTTTTTCCTTGGTTAGATCAATACTTTATAGAAAATCAAGAATATGTGGTATAGTAAAGTTGTAGCTGATCTAGGCAATATTCCAGATTTTATCACGCATTACGAACACGAACTCAACGAGGCCAAACGCGACTGTCGAGTTGGTGGACTTGTTGAAAAAAATATTACAGCTTTGCCCGGCATCACAGAACATAGATTTAATCAACTGCAAGAAATTGAAGCAGTATTAAATTATCTCAATATACAACTACGCAAAATACGCCGCAAGCATTTTCAAAAATATCTCGAAGGTTATGCTCGTGCGCTGACTAGTAGAGATGCTGAAAAGTATGTGGATGGTGAGGACGAGGTCATTGAATTTGAAACCTTAATCAACGAAGTTGCATTGCTACGTAATCGATATTTAGGTATTCTTAAAGGAATGGAAAGTAAAAACTTCATGCTCGGGCACATTGTAAGATTACGAGCAGCTGGTATGGAGGATGTTCAAGTATAATGTTTGCACACCCGGGCGACAGCCATCAACACAGTCTTGAAACTCTAAATCAATTATACGAGTATGATGACTTCATGCTGAGTCTCCGCACCGTGGTTGATCTTGGATGTGGCTCTGGGGACGATTTGGTCTGGTGGGCCACACGAACAACTCGTGATGACAATCCTCAGCCGTTGAATATCAAATGTTACGGCATTGACCTAGGCGGAAATCCGTCGGTTGCTAAAGAACATGAAAATATTTCATATCAGCAATATAATTTTGAAGACACAATCGTTGTACCAGATGGTGGGTTTGATGTGCTATGGTGTCACGATGCGTTTCAATATGCCTTAAATCCAATACAAACTCTTAGTAATTGGTGGCATATTGCCAGTCCTGGTGGCATGCTATCACTGACTGTGCCAGTGACTCAACAAATACATCGTCGACAACTTGCTTATACGTTGCCCAATGGACACTATTATCATCACACCATG